CAGCAGATTGTGTTTCGATCACCAGAATCTTGCCTGAGCCACCTCCGGTCCTAATTCGATGTGAGCCGGTAGTAACTGCACTGGGACCAGATGCAATATCGATTCCTGTTTCTCCATCGCCACTACCTGTGGCTCCTTTGACATAGACCTGTGACTGGACATGCAAAGCCGCTTGAGGCCCAGTAACGCCAATCCCTAATCTGCCTGAGCTGTCGATGCGGGCGCGTTCGGTGCCTGAGCTATTTGAAAATTGCAGAACATCAATCGCTGGCGCACCCATAAAGAAATGGAATGCACCATCGGCTGCATTGGAAAATGCAATTTGATTGGCATTTCCGTTAGTCGCTGTAAATCGAGCGGGTACGCCTGCCGCTCTAACGTCGAGAGTATTGCCAGGGCTACTAGTCCCCAGACCTACCCGACCACTGGAGTCAACAAACAGCCGGCCAGTACCGCCCGTGCTGATAGCGACCTGATCGGTGCCAGGGCTGTAGACGCCGGTATCGGTGCCGCTGTCTTTGAAGTAGATCGACGGTGCTGCGGCCGAGCCGTTCTCAACTGCCAGCGTGCTCCACTCGCCGTCGAGCTGAAACAGGGTGATCCAACCGTTGTTGGCGGCGTTGCGCAGCTTGAGCAGGCCGGTGGTCGTGTCTGCCCACCACTGATACGCGTAGGTGGTGCTAGGTGCAGTGGCGCCGCTGTTCTGGCTGACGATCGCTGCCAGCGCACTGTTCAGGTCAGATCGGACGGCCGCACCGGTGCCGTTAGCGATGACGTAATCGTGTTGAGCCATAGCTAGGCCACTTTGCTACCAGTTTAAGCGCCCTTGCCAAATCCCACCGCAGACCATAGGAAGTTCCTGCTTACTGCAGTGCCAGCGCTGTTTCTGAAGGTCACATCAAAGCCGGTATTGCTGACGTTGGTCACGTTGTAGTAATCGCCTGTCGCCAGGTTCTGCGCCACGATGCCAATGCTGGGCAGGTAGGCATTGGTGCCGCCCAGGCCGGTGGTGCCGGTGAAGAATGCTTTGTCGAACGTGACTGACTTCGTGCCAGCGCCGCTGCTGACAGCACCCACGGACTGCTCGGTTCTGCGCTGGAAGGTGGCCTCGTAGCCCAGCTCATCTACCAGGATGCCCTGTGCTGGGTTGTTGCTGATCAGTTCTGCCTTGAACTGGAAGCCGCGCCCCAGGAAGGTGCCATTGACGAACTCCTGCCAAGCTGACCATGTGGGCGAGCTGCTGGGATTGTCAGGCGTGCGGCGCAGATACAGCTTGGCGTTGACCTGATCGATCACGCCGCCATCCCAATCTGCCCAGTCGTCGACATTTGCGGTGCGGCTGTCCACCAGATCACTGGGGAAGTAGCCACGGGTGACGAAGTAGCGCTTCAGGTCAAGGGCAAAGCTGGCGCCCAGGTCGAGGGTGTTGGCGAACTCGTAGATGCCGAGCGCCTCCATGGTCCCGTAGAAGTCCAGCGTCGCAATCGAGTCGAAGTCGGGGATGTCATCGAACAGACCGGTGGCATCCAGCGTCAACGCGTCGAGGTCGTCGCTGTAGAAGACATCAGTCTTGGCACCTTGGAATGGCGGCGTGTCCTGATCCTCGCGGCGGGTCTGCACCAGCAGTTGCCCAACAGCATCCGGGAAGTCCACGATCACGCTGGCCTCGGTCGGACTCTGGCGGCGGCCGTCATCTTCAAACTTGACCAGAATCTCGCCTTCGACCAGCGGCACGATCGCCTCGGTGCTGTAGCCAGCGACGGCAGGGATCAGATCAACGCTGTTGCTCCAGGTGCCGGTGCCATCGGTCAGGTTGGTATGGCGGATGTGGACGCGGCCGGCGACGCGCACGTCCAGGTCAACCGTGGCATCCCAGCGCAGACGGGCGCTGTTGGCGCTGATCGGTTCGATGGTCAAGTTCTGGACGTTGCCCGGTGGCTCGGTCTTGCCAATCAGGTTGAACGTCGCCGTAGCTGGGTTGCTGACGCCGCCGAGGCTATTGATCGACTGCACCCGGACTTGCAGCGTGCCAGCGTCCAAGCCCTCGATGCGGGTGCTGGGGCTGTTGGTCTCGATCTGTGACCAGTTGTTATTGCCGAGCCGGTAGATCACCCGGTAGGACTGCACCAGTTGCAGCGGCGGCACCCAGCTCAGCTCGAACGCGGTACGGACGTTCTGGCCGTCGGTGTAAAGGTGCTCGGTGCCGGTCAGGCCGGTGGGCGACTGCGGCAGTGCGGACAGGTTGGAGATGTCCCGCGTCTGCAGCTTGATGTCGGACTCGATCGCGGCGTAAATGCTGCTGTTGTACGCCAGCGCTGTCACGCCGTAGATGCCATCCTCAGCCTCGGCCACGCTGACGACGCGGAACTGCTGCGTTTGCAGGCTGGTGTTCTGCAGGACCCAGATGCTCTCCGGGTTGGGCGCTTCGCTGAACGCGCTCGTGACCGTGACCACACCAGCAGCCAGGGTGCTGACGCTGCGGGTCTCGACCAAGCCGGTGGGCAGCAGGACGCTGATCGTGGGCGAGCTGCCAAGCGTGATGCCGGTGGCGTCGTCCAGCGTGACGGTTGTGGTCGTTGCTGCCTTGATGCGACCGCCGCGCCTGCTGCCAGCCTTGACCGGATCGGCCACATCGATCACCATGCCAGGCCGCAGCACGATGCCCGAGTCAATCGACACTGAGAAGGTGACGGTCTCGGTCAGGTTCTGCTCGGACAGCAGCGCCCACTTGCCAGCGCGGTGCGCCTGCCCTTGCGAGTAGCAGCCGACTGCCTTGATGTCTTTGTTGATGATGCCGTACTTGGCAACGGCCGCCGCATCCTCGACGTACTCGTAAGACACTTCGCCCAGGTTGTCGTACTCCTGATAAGCCACCGTTGCGGTGGTGTGCCGCGCCTTCTGCGATGAACCGCTGTAGTTGAACAGCCCATCGACCACGTTGGCTGGGGTCAGCAGATACTGCGGATCACTGGGCTTGTCCTGCAGCACCACCATGGCGCCGGCGCCGTAGTAGGCAATGCCACGGAACAGCGCAACGAACTCCTGGATGACGTTGTAAACCTCGTCCCTGCTGTTGATCAGCATGTTGCAACTGAACCGGGGCTCCTGCCCGCCGCGTCCATTGCTCACCAGCGTGTTGCAGTATTGGCTGATCGCGTAGAAGTCATACCGATCCAGGCTGCTGGTCGGGATGCTGGCGCCGTAGCGGGTGTTCGTCAGCAGATCCCACAGACACCACGCAGGGTCATTGGTCCAGGTAGCAGCGCCAAAGGTGCCATCCCACACGCCGCTGTAGGTGACGCGCCCCAGATAGGTGGTCGTGTCAACGGTGGCATTGCTCGGCAGTTGCACCTTGATGCCACGCACCAGATACTTGCGGGCTGGGATGCCTTTGAACTGGCGGCTGTCAAAGCGCAGGAAAGCTAATGCGCTGTTGGGATAGCGAAACTTCTCGTCGATGATCTCGGTGTAGCTGAACCAGAACGTGCGGTTCTGCCGGCGGGCACTGGTCTCATCGGCGCTGACGCGCTCCAGCCTGATGTCAACCGGGAACGCACCGGTCAGGTTGATGATGTAATCGCGCTGGTAAGCATTGGTGGTCTTGCCGCTGATCGTGTCCTCAAACACGGTCGTGTAGCCGCCGCCGTTGTACTGCACCCTGCAGCGGATGGTGACGCTATGACCGATGATGTCGCCGTCATCCTCGATGATCTGCAGCGCTGGCACCTGCACCGTGATCCGGGCGCGGTCCACGTCCGAGTCAGTGATCTGCCGGGTGACAGATGCAGCAGCCGTGATCTCGACGTTGACGGCCTGCTCTGACTCGATGCCGTTGGTGTTGGCGATATAGCTCTGCGCCTGTGTGCCAGTACGGGTGACGACGCTGTACCCGGTGAAGTTGTCAATCCCGCTGCTGCTCTGGACGGGCGTCCCATCCAGGTAGATGCCACGGACGCCGCCTTCGATGCCTTGGATCTCGCCTTCGCTGATCAGGTCCAGCACGCTGGCGTATTGAACCGACTGCAGGCTGTCATCGGCCTCCGATGGGACGTGGGTTGTGCCGCCGCCACCCTTGCCACCGCCACCTCCGCCGCCTGCGCCTTGCAGCACGCCAAGACCAGCATTGTGAACGCGGATGCCGCCAGCGATGAAGGTGTGGTGCCCCTCGACGGTCAGGTTGTAGACCGTGCCCGCAGGCAACTCTTCACGGCCGACAATCGGACGCAGGTGGTTGTTCTCATCTACCAGGCAGTCATCAGCGCCAAGGCTGCCGATCGCGACGAAAGCGTTGAACTGGTTCAGCACCCAGTGATTTGGGGTTGCATCCAGTGATGCGCCGCCCCAGAGCTGGTAGCGATAGACGCGCTCGTTCGGGTGCTCATGCACCTTTAGGATCGTCGCCTCGTGCAGCGTGCCCTTGTCGTCGAAACTCAGGACCTGATCGCCAGCCTGCAGCTCATCAATGCGGCGCTGCCCGTCAGGCGTGCGCACCAGCGTATGCCCTAGGAAGCATCCGCCACCACCACCGCCACCCCCAGAACCCTGAAGCTGCGTCATTTCAGTTGCGCCACGTCAAGGCCGCTGGACAGAACAGCCGAGCCAACAAAAGCGCGGCCGTAGACGATCGGCACCGGCATCCCCTGCTGACTGGTGTTGACGATGCCGCTAAAGCTGAATGACTCCAGCCGGGCGGCTTCCTTGCCGCGTTGCAGTGCTGAGATGTCGGGCTGCGGGGACAGCATCTGCGCGACGCCGCCGAGAATCAAACTGGCACCCAGGCTGCCAAGCACGCTGCTGACTGCGACGGGAGCCGCCAAGCCAAGCAATCCGATGGTGGCGCCACCTGTCACAAATGCCAACGCGACCAATCCGACGCCGGCAAGGATGCGGCCGACACCATTGCCAGCACCAGCCACCACCGGCGCAATACTGAACACATCTCGCTCAGACCATGGCAGCACGGCCACGCTGGTGTCTTCAGGCGTGATGCGCTCCTTGCCGACGGTGACGCGGAAGCCCATCCCGGTCTGCTCAGAGTCGATGAGCCACTTGTCCAGGCCGGGGAAATTGACGCACAGCGCTTTGATCGCCTGCGCGGGCGTGTCTACCTCGAACTCAAACCGACACTGGCCGAGTCGCTTGCGGAGTGCGCCGTAGACCTTAACGACTTTCATGCCGCAAGACCAGGGCAGTGCTCTTCACATAGTAACCGCCATACACGTCGCGGCTACTCAATCGCCCTTGTACATGATGCAGGATTTGCTGATCGCCCAGGTAGATCGCAGCGTGATTGGGCAGCCCTGAGAACAGTTGCATCAGGATCGCGTCGCCGTACTGCAGCTCTTCAAACGGCACCTGTCTGAAGCCCTGTGAGCGGTAGCTGTCGAGGTACAGGTTCTCACCGCGTTCCCAGAACCGATCACGACGGTCAAAGTCGGCCAGCGTCAAGCCCCATTCACGCTGATACCAGTCCCGCACCAGCGAGTAGCAATCGACCACGCCAAACACGAACTCGCGGCCGACGTAGGGCAACTCGAACGCTGCAGGCTCGCAGCCGCCCCATGCTTCGGTCTTGGGGTTGACGATCACCCATGGTAGGGCGCTGTTGTTGCAGCCGATCTGATCCGCTGCTGATGGGACTGGTTGCGTCACCGGGTGACTGTGAACCACGGCCACGATCTCGCCCAGATCCTCGGCTGCTGCGTAGTCCGCCGGATCCAAGACGAAATGCTCGTCTGGTGTAGCGGCGATGTTGCGGCACGGGTAATAGCGGCGCCGGCCTTTGACCACATGGATCAGGCCGCAGCATTCGCGGGGATCCTCGGCCTGCGCGTGCGCCAGGATGTCAGCCTTGAGCGTGTCAGTCAGCCTCACTGAACGAGCCCCGCCCCTGGGAAACTTCCGAACGGCAACTCAGCCGTTGCACCGAACCGTAGCTTGCAGCTCTCGACCCGCTTGCCGCACACGTCAGCCGCCAGCGTGCCGACGGATTGATCGTTCACGTTCCAGTAGCTGCTGCCGGTGTATCCGCACTCAGCGCCGCGATACTTCCACTGACACACGTTGGCGATGATCTGCCGCTGAGGCAGCATGACGCCGGCTAGGTCAAACTTGCTGGCCAGCTCGAACTCGACCAGATCGCGGTTCTCGTTGGACTTGCGATCGACGTACCAGATCTCTGTCGGGAATCGGGCATTAGGGTCGGCCGCCGCCTCGCCGTCGAGAAACTTCTTTAGCGTGCGGATCCGCCGGACCGTGGCGCCGCCTAGGTCGTTGCCAGGCGTTGTCGCATTGACCAGCAGCAACAGCGTGGTCATGTCGCTGAACAGGTTGCTGATCCGCAGCGTCGGGCGCGGCAGGCTGCCAGAGCTGGTGTAGTCAAAGCCCGTCGCCTCAACCGGAAGCCTGACGTAGGTGTTGCTGGCAAAGACGATGTTGCCAGTCACGTCGGCATTGACGCCGTTGTGCCAGTAATAGGTGGTGCTGGCGCCGTGCAGCGTGGTGTCAAGCTGCAGCTCGAACAGCTCGATGATCGCGTTCGGACCCAGAACTGCCAGCTCTTCGTAGACGCTGCTGATCGCTGCCCATGTGACGCCGCCATCAACGATCGTGCTGCCGATGTCCGTCGGCCATGCCGGTTGCGTGCTAGCGCTAGTGCCGGCGACAGTGCAGCGGAACACCAACCCGCTGGCCTGCGTGGTCGTGGCGCGGACGATGGCGCCGACCGCATAGCTCGTGCTGGCTTGCCAGGCTGCGTAGGCCATTAGGGCTCAAACACTTGGCGGAAGGTGGCGTTAATTATTGCCCTGCCGGTGTAGGGGATGGACTTGCTCCAACTGTCGCATACCCACTTGTAGGCGGTTGCCTCGTCCGGCGGGGTCCAGTCAAATGCAGCCGCGTCAGCAGCGCGAGCATCAAGGAAGGCTTCAATCGTGTCCGCATTGGCCTCGGTGATGTTGTTCCAGGTCAGGGACCACTCCTTGGGGTTCTGGTTTAGCCCAAAGGTCAGCCGCTGCTCGTAGCCGTCGCCAAACTGCACCACACGCCGCTTAGGTGCGCTGCGCTTCTCGGCGCCATAGGTGGGGCTGATCGCGGGGAAGGTAGCCATTAGCGGGTAGAGGCAAGCAGGCCGCCGGGACGTTGCATCTTGACGATCTCGGCCTGCACTGCAGCGCCGACGATCCTGCCAAGCTGATTGGCATTCGGCTCGTTGCCTTCCACGCTAGTGCCGCCTGCATCCACATTGACCACCACGCTAACGGCGCCGCCAAAGCTGCCAGTCGGTGCAATGCCGCCGCTGCGCCCTGGCATGAACAGCTCAGGACCGCGCTCGCCAACGACATACGGACTACCAGCGCGGACGCTGCCACCATTGGCACGGAAGCCAAGGCCAATTGTGCTGAATGGCGTCGCCGTGAAGTTACCAGACAGCATTGAAGTGCCAAGGGCGCTGCCGGTAACGCCCGAGTAAGACAGTCCACCTGCGCCGCCGCCACCAAACAATCCGCTAAGGGCGTTGATTGCCTTCTGGATGACAAACACCCGCAGCAGTTGGTTGGCAATATCGATCAGCACGCCAGAAGCGATACGCCGCAGGCTGGTGCCAAAGTCCTCGCTGCCTTGGATCAGCGCATTAAACGAAGATGTCAATCCTTCGCCAATAGTGGTGGCAAGGCTGTCAGCAACAGCCTTCTGCTGTTTCTGGCCTTCAGTCAGTTCAGCCTGCAAGCTAATTTGATTTTCAAGCGCTGCAATCTGATTTCTAGCGCTTTCGTTCTGTAGCTCCGTTAGCTCGCGCTGGATTTCCCGTTGATTGGCAATTAGTGCTGTATTGCCTTCATAAATAATGGCCTCTTGCGCTCTGATGTCCTTTTCTTGCGCCAGTGCCTGCGCATAGCGATATTGGATGTCCAGCTCTTTCTCTTGTCCCTTGAGGCGTGCTGCAAGTTGTTTGTCGCCCGCAGCCTCAGCAGCAGCAATCTTGTCTTGAATAGTTGATCGCAGTTGCAGAATCTGACCCTCTGCTAACCGCTCACGAATAACTTGCGCAACGCGCTCTTGCTCCTTGGCGGCAGCTTCTGCAGCGCGTTCGGCCTCGCGGGCTGCTTTATTGGCAGCGCCTTTGCCGCCCGCACCGCTAGTTGGTGTCAGCAATGCAGGTGCGCCACTAACCGGTCCGCTTGCCTTAAATGCTGGCGCGACAGTGCCCATCTCTGCTCTGACAAGCGATTTTTCAAGTCGCTGCCTATATTGCTGAACTTCAGTGTCAAAAGGGTTCATAACCCTTGCGCCAAAACGCGTCCTAGTCCTTTCACTGGCTTGTTGATATGCCCTAGTCTGTGCCTGCAGCGCAGCGGCACTATTGACCCTCTCTAGAAAGGCATTAATGCCATCTAGTAAAAACTTAAAAACGGGTTCAAAAAACTTACCGATATTTTGCGCCAGTCTCTGGAAAGAATCCTGCAGCGTTGATAGTTTGCCGTTAAGGGTATCGCTTTGCGCAATGGCACCATTGGCGTACTTACCGCCGGCACTGGTGAGCCGCTGCAGTGCTACCTCAACAGCCTTAGCGCTGATCTGACCTTTGCTGAGTGCCTTTTGGAACTCATCGCCGGTCATTCCATACATCTTGCGCAGCTCTTGCTGCAGCGCGATGCCACGCTCTTGGAACTGCAGCAGTTCCTCACCCTGCAGCCGCCCCTTGGCCTGCACCTGACCGTAAGCCGTCACTAAGCCTTGCAGCTCTGCGCCAGTGGCGCCAGATGCATCAGCCAACCGGCGGGTTGTTTCTACAACATCACTCGCGGCAACGCCGAATGCCTGCAGGCGTTTTGCTGCATCAATTAACTCGGTACTGGTGAATGGCGTTACCGCGCCGAGCTGCTGCAGCTCTTCAACAATCTGTTTCGCTTGCTTAGCGCTGCCAGTCAGCACCTGCAGGCTGCGCGTCTGGCTTTCAATCTCAGCAGCTTGGACAAAAACAAATTTTGCAGCTTGGATAGCGGCAAATGCTCCAGCAAGCTTGCCGATCGTGCCTTGCAGTTTGCTGATAGCCGATTCAGTTTGAGCCGATGCACGGTTGACATCGCGCAACGCGGCAATCGCATTGCGTGCGTCAACCCTTAGCTCAACGTTGGAGACTGCCATGGCACCAGTTTACCGGCGACGGGCTTTGTCCATCGCCTCTTTCTCGCGTTCGCCTTTGATCTCGTAGAACGCTGCAAAATGGATGAACTCGGCATCGGTCAGCTCAGTCCGTAACCGGCTGACCGTCATGCCAAGCTCAGTGGCCAGGAAGAACTCAAAAAAGAGCAGGCTGTCCTGGCCTAGCCTTTTTTTGCTTCCTCAATGCCAGCACCATCGCCCAGGCCAAACAGGAACAGCTCCAACTCGTTCAGCACCCGTTCAGGCAGCTCACGTTGCAGCTTGACTGCATCAGCCGGTGCAAACGCCTTGCTGCCGTCCTCCAGCTCAGCAATCTGGCACAGCATGTAGGTGCTGATCTCCAGTGCCTCATCAGACCCGGACAGCGTGGTGGCACGCTTGCGGTCTGCGCGGGTAATCGGCTTAAAATAAAGATCCAGCACCGTATCGCCAGCATCATTCTTGATGCTGAACTTACGGCGCTGGTTGAGATCAAATGCACCGGCGAGCAAGTCAACCGGGCGTTGTGCGGCGGGCATCAGATGCTGAGGGTAAGGGTTCCGCTGGAGACGAAGTTGATCGTAACGATCTCAAGCTCGCCAACCGTAGCGGAGTATTCGGAACTTGTCACCACGATGGTGCCGGTGATCTTTTTGCCGCCGGTCTCGTCCAGATACAGCTCAACGGCTGCATCGGCCTCGTC